TCCTGATACCGCCTGGCAAAGGCCGTCGCGAATTGCACTCCACGGCTCACCACCGGCAACTGCGCAACCAACTGCTCTGTCACTTCCGCCAAGTTGGTGATATGGGTAGACGCGCCAGGGCCCTCCAAAAACTCCAGCATACTTTCCTGGATTTCTTCTAGGGCAGCGACGTCTTCCGCCAGATTGACGACAAATTCACCGAAGGTTCCCGGAAAGTCCTGCTCTGCCAGCGGCGCAAGATACGAATTCCAGCCAGCAACAGACTCACGCAAGTCAGTGTAAAATCGCCCAAGACTCTTGTGAAACATTCCATCGAAACCATCAGTTTTCAATTCCAGCGGATAGTCGAAAGTGAGTGTTTCGTCATGACGAGACAAAAGCTCATCAACGGCCTGACTGCTTTCGTCCAACGCTTGCCGCCAACTCTGGGAATGTCGCAACCATTCCTCGATATCCCGGCAATAGGACCATGCGGTAATAGGGACACCGGTGTTGACCAAGCGAGAAAGCTCAGCCAAGGGGCCTGCGGCAGCCTCTGTGCCCTCTGAGAGCATAGCGTCGACAGCGGCCCTCGCCGCCTGCCTCGCCTCGATAGCAACGTGCTCAGAGCCATAGACAGGCATTTCTTCCGTCTTCACCTTGGAAACCCTCAGTCTGCAATTGTCGCCCTGGAAGTACGCACGAAAACATTTGCCATCGGAATTGAGCACCAAAGCATTGTCCGGAAAGGTCCCCAAGGTTTGGACCGAAACGGTGTCATTTCCACCGAACAACTCTGCGCTTTCCTGTACTGCGTCCTCAACCGCGTCGATAAAAGCCTCATGGCTACCGGCGAGAAGGCGTGACAGAAAATCGCCATCGACGAATTTTTGAGGGGGCATATCGCTCCGCTTGATTAGGCCGTTTTATGACTCCTACGGCCCACAAACGGAATATGTCAAGGGTTTTGCGTTTAGGGTTCCGTGGGGGCATTGCGAAAAGATTGGCGAATATCAGACATGAGCCCCGAAAGACCATGAACACGACCACTCAATGCACGATTCTCCCGCATAAGTCGGTCTAATTTGTGACTCCACCGTTTCTCATCTTTACGCGAACCATGGTCAAAACTCTTACGCCAATCATACCGCTTGGCGTTGGTTTCGAGTTGTTTCAGCCGGCGGTCAATTTCCTGTCCATCAGTCAATGGGTGCCCCTTGGGCAACGCATTGCCTTCCATCATTTTCTGAACCGCAGCGTCAATTTGGCCACGGCCGAGCAATTCCTGTCTTTTCTCTTCCATGACTTTGACCGCTTCATCTTCCGAAAAACGGTAGATATTGGTCAAAATCCACTTGGTGGAAATCTGCTCACCCATTTGCAAAGCAACGTTGCTCTTCGCTGCAAGCACTTCCACCCGCGCCAAATCCAAAATCACCGAAGGAATGTTCATCTTCGTATCGTACTCAAAGGCGTTCGGGTCTCCGCCACGGGCCACGATATGCACTCGGCACACCTTATTCCAGCCCATGCGTTCCGCCCGTTGAACACGCATCACGGTACGAGCAAAACGGATATCTTCGGTACTCAAAGCTCCCCGGGTAGCTTCACCACCATACCCCATATAGGACTTCGGAATTTTCAATGACGAGACCAACTTGTCCCGATGGTATTCTACCGTGTCAGTTTCCGAATAATCCGGCCCCTGAACAATATCGACCTCAGTCGTCCGCTTACCGCCACGAACCGGAATCCAAAAATCTTCGTCATGACTGAGCGGGTTATATCGAAAGTCCAATTTGCCAGTTGTCGGGTTCACAAAAGATTTGCGCGTAAATTGGTTTTTGACTCGGTTGACGTAGGCAAGGCCGCGCTCTGCGTCCAGCTCCCCCACGTCGACGTAAAAAGCGTATCGACTAGGTGCCCTCTCCAGCTTGTAAATAAGAAGCGCATCCTCCAAAAGGCTTAAGCGTTTCCACGGATACCGGGCTGCCTCCAAGAGACTGTGACCGTAAATACTGCGCAAATGTTGAGTACGCAATCTCCAATGCACAATCTCCCAATCTTCAAATACTGTTTGCTCCCCAGGCGCACGCCCCCGGACGTCCTCTCTACCTCGACTTGCCGCAAGGGTGTAAAAATCCTCGAGCGAGATATTGAATTCTCCCCGAATGTCTTGCACGAATCCAAGTAGCGTTCCCCGTGGGTCTTCTATCCGCCGCATTGTGGGCGGTGACAGGTAATTGATACCAATAATCCCCGTTTCGTTTACAAGCAATTCTCCGTATTCATTGCCATATAGCCCCATCTCCCGAGTGTGACCCCAAATATCATCTTCAATATTCACCCGCTTGTGGAGCATGTTATTCAGGTCTGTCGCCACTTCCCTTTCTGGCGACTCCACCCAAATTGATTGGCCGGTTTCCATTGTTGGAGTTGTTGAATCATCGGCGTAAATATCAAGAGCACAGGACATTTCTGGATAAAGAGAAGCTTCCTCGTAATCGGTGTACCGAGCCTGCAAATCCGTATCAATACGCAGATGTTCCCCCATGGTGTCATTTGAGAACTGAGACACCAAACTGTAGGGCAACCCTGCCTTGTCCATCGGGGGAATCGCCCCCTGTTTCAATTCCTGTGCTTGCTGTTCCGGGGCCTGCATGAAAAACCGGCGAATACCATCTGCCGCTTGACGGGTGAAACCTTCAAACATTCTTGCCATGGGGCTCTACCCTTTCATAAATGGCATTGCACGGTTTCTGACAATGTCGATTGTGCGCTTGGCCCCAATAGTACCGGGGTTTCGTCTCTTTGTCTGCACGTTGTTGTTTTCCACTGGAATCAAGTTTCCGTCAAGCGCCCACGTCAAATCTTGCTGTTTCTCCCGCTCCGTGCGCGGCGATGCCATCATAGCCATAGGACGCCCTGGCAGTCTACGAGTCAAGGAATACACTACGCCACAAATTGCGTCGGCAATATCCTTTGACCCCACCGTACCATCGGGGTTCTTCTTTGGGTGGTCTACCTTCACTTTTCCACCGGGACGAATCACCCGTTGCAAAAGCCGGATTTCATCAGTCGCCTTTCGATGAGGATAGATGCGTAGACGGTCCTCGTACGTGGTGGTTTTCAGGACGTCATAGGGGTCCGTCGTCCTATCAACGGAAACAACCTCAGCGTCAATTCCGCGTTTTTTGAGCTGTTGGATTGAATCGACAGATTGAAAACTGTCCATCGAAACATACGTTATCGGAAAACCGTGCTCTACAAACTGATACAGGATAGCCCGCAAATCGGAAAGCATGATTTCGTCACCGGGCGGCGGAACCACCCCCAGAACCAAATCAGCCTCTATTCGAGGGGCCAACTCCACATACTCCTGACCGTTGTAATCACGCCGGACAACTTCAGTCCACCCCGCAATGTGAGCGATGCAAATGCCGCTGGAGTCCCCCGTAAGAGACGGGTCAAGGTGTGCGTACCTGGCAGCCTGCGGATGCCTTTTGGGACGCCAAGCTTGCTCACGGAAGCCACCCGGTAGACGCCTTTCGTAAGGCTCAGCAATAGCCCCCCATCGGATATTGAGCGGACGATTAGCAACCCATTCCTCTTGTGGCTCAGTATCGTTCTCATCGCCAATCGGATTGACAAGTGAGGCATCTACCAAATCCACGACTTTTTCCGTTCTGTTCATGAAATTGCTGACTGCCTGAGTCGCTACACCGCCGATATCTCTAAGGCTTCCATCAATATCAGCCTCAAAGTCTAGCCGATAATCCTCTGGGACAGAAACAATTTTCAGACCTAAATCTGCGTACCTTTGCCGTTCTTCCGGCTCTCCCGTCAAAATCCGACTCGCCACCCGGTCATTACCAACAACAACGTCAAAGTTCTTTTCGCTGAAATGCTCCCGGGGACGAACATCCCAGGTTGCATACTCCCGCACGAACACATAGGGGTCATTGGTTTCTCGGGCCTGGTCAATACGCTTCTCAATAAACGCATTGGGATTCTCTTTCGACGATGCCAAAATCAGAAGCCCCGGCAGCCGGCCCACCCGCTGGAAACGGGATTTCATACGACGGGTAATTGACTTGTAGATTGCTTGGCCTTGGTCAATGACCACAATCTTTCCCTGTCGGTCCATCTTTTTGATTTCACCGAAAAAGGAAGCCTCATCGATGAAACCAGAGAAAACATTGAGACCGATGATTGCACTCGACGACGTTGAACCACCCACAATTTGAATGGCTTTCGGAAACCTAATCTCGAGATTGCTGGGAGCAGCCTTGAATGGAAATCTCTCTTTAAAGTACGGCGAATGCGTGATTTTCCCGAGAAGCTCTTTTACCACAACATTTTTTGCCACCCGTTCTGTCAAAGACAACATAGCTATGTACAAGTGAGAGCCCGGGTCGATTCCATAGGCTCGCTGTGGTGATTTCAGACAGGACATCTGATAGACGACATAGGCAAGGATTGTCGTCGCCATGAAGCTCTTGCCCCAGCCCAAAGACCCCGAAAATATTGCCTCTTGGTACTCCCCCTCGAATAGCTCCACAACGTCATCGGCCAACCTAGGCCACAACGAAGCCCCCGTCTCACCAAGAAAATAGGGGTTAGTCAAAAACTCCCGTGGCCCAACA